AATATCTATAGCGTGCACAACAACCTGCCATATGCGGAATCGCTTGCTAATGGCAGTAGCAAGCAAGCCGACAGAGGCTTTATTCAAGGCATCGCCAAGGATGTGCAAGGCAGGGTGATAACAGCCGCCGCACGTATCGGCAGGGAGTCATGAGCAGCACCTACAACAACGTCCGCGCTGCTATTGAAGGCCGTATTGCTACTGAGATGGCAATTGCGCCGGTCTATCCGGTCAGCTATCAAAACGTACCATTTACGCCACCAGGTAATTCACCGTGGCTGCAAGTATCGATACGGTTTGGCGATAATGCTTATGCAACGCTGCTACCTACAGGCGGTGTAGGGTTCAACCGTCAAAACGGTGTGCTAGTAGTAAATGTATTTACGCCTGTTGGTGTTGGTGCAGCAGCAAATTACACCATTGCTGAACGCATCAAAGATTTATTCGATCGCGCTAAGTTTTCAAGCATTATATTTGATGCCGCATCAGGACCATCTACTGTAGGCGCTGGTGTGATTGAAACCGGCACTAGCGCAAGCAGTGGACTGGCCGCTGCATATTTTCAAACACAGCTAACCGCAACTTTTGAAGCTTACTTGGATTGACGCTATACTTAAACAAGCCAATCATCCGCTAAATCAATGGCCGTTACCGTTCTTTCCGGCACTTCCGGTGCTCTTTACTACAAGCCCGCTGGTACTAGTGTCGAATTGGCGGCATCCGCTTTTCCAGCTTCTGCTGGCAACATAACAGTTGGTGCGTACCTGGGTTTCAGAGTCAACGACCCCGTAACACTGACTTATCCTGCTGGCGCAACCACAACCAACGCTATTACAGCAGGCGCTGCGTTTGTAAAAACTTACAGTGCAACCACAGGGATAATGACAATAAGCGCCACCGCAGGCGGCTCGGCATTAACTGCAACAGCGCTACCTTCAGGTTTTGGTGCTTTATTTGCAACCATCGCTTATACCGATTTTGCTGCTGTAGCTTCAGTGCAAAACTGGAGTTTCAACATAACCCGCGCTGAAATTGACACCACAACCATCGGCCAAGCCCTTGGTCAATACGCACCATTCAGAACCTATATCCCAGGCTTTGCCGAGGGTGACGGCAGTGCGACTGTATTTGTAACTAGTGACGACACAGCGCTAGCTAACCGCATGGTGGAAGACGTGCTTCAACGTCAGCAAGTAGGTGCAGCATTCAAGCTTTATACCGACAAGCAAAGTACTGAAGCTTTAAGCCGTAGCATTGCAATGGAAGCTACACTACTAAGCGCCTCACGCAGTATCAACCCTGATGATGCACAGATAGTGGAAATCACTTTCCGTCCAAACGGTGTTCCTACATTCGACTTCTCTACCACTGCTTAATAACTAATGGCATCCACTGCAATCAGGGCAATAGACCGGCTAAAAAAAGCTGCTAATTTAGTGCCCGTCAAAAAAACGGTTGTACTAACTGATGGCGTTGAGTTTGTGTTCTACCGTTCACCATTAACAATGGCCGAACGCGAACGAGCACAAAAGGATGCTGCATCCGATGATGTAAATGCTTTTGCATTGCAACTGCTGGTTCAAAAAGCAACAGACGAAAACGGCCAGCGCATATTTGCTGCTGGTGAAATTGCGGAGCTAAAAAACGAGGTTCGTGATGCTGACCTGCAATCACTGATGCTTGCTGTCATCAGCGAAGATATCAAGGAAGAGGTTGATACAAAAAAATAAAGGCGGAGCTTAAAAAGGATAACCTGCTTAGGCTCCAGCTTGGTATAGCCAAGGAATTAGGCTATACGTTAGCTAAATTAAATTCAGAGCTGACTATGGAAGAATTGCTTCTATGGTCAGCTTATTTTGAATTGTGCAATGATGAGCAAGAAGCTGCAATGCGACGACGACGCTAGACTGGGTCTAGTGGTAGGGGTTAGCTGTGGCGAGTGTTGTTGCTAATGTTGCCATTAATGTTGACAGTAGTGGTGCGCAGCAATCGCTACGGCAATTTCAGCAGGGAGTAAAGGCAACTGATAATGCTGTATCTGGTTTATTTAAAACGGTTGGCAAATTAGCTATTGCACTTGGCGCGATACAAGCAGTTAAATTTGTATTTGTAAAAACTGCTGAGCTTGAAAGCCAAACACGTAGTTTAGAAGTCCTTACAGGTAGCGCAACAAAAGCAAAGCAAATTATTCGAGAATTGCAGCAACTTGGTGCTGTAACGCCATTTACATCAAGCGAATTAATTGATTCAGCTAAACGACTGCAAGCGTTTGGCGTTGAAACCGACAAAGTAGTTCAAACTACAAGACGATTAGCTGATGTTTCTGGTGCTACAGGCGCTGAGCTGCAAGGGTTAGTTACAGCCTACGGCCAGGTGCAAGCTAAAGGTCGACTGCAAGGCGAGGAGCTGTTGCAGTTCCAAGAACGCGGCGTTGCATTGCAGGGTGAACTGCAAAAGATGTACGGGTTATCAGGGGAGGAATTACGAAAAGCATTAGAGAAAGGGCGTATAAGCGCGGAAGCTGTTGAAGTTGCAATTAACAGGCTTACCGAAAAAGGAGGCAAATACGCAAATGGCGCTATTGCGCAAAGTGATACACTTGGCGGCAAATTTAGTACATTGATAGATAATGTAGAAATGTTAGCTAAAAAAATAGGAAAAATTCTTGAACCTACGTTAAAAAGAATATTAGACCTTAGCATTACTGTTATTGATAAAATCAATGAGGCAATGGCTGGGCCTGACAAAAAAACAGCTAATAATGAACTTTTTAATACTAGAGCCGAAGTAAAAAAACTTACAACAGAAATTAAAGCCGCTGAAAAAGCTGGCATTGGCATGTCTAAAGGGCTAGAAATTAAAGGTATTGATAATAACGTAATTATTCCTAGCGCACCAGTCTTGCCAATAATGAAAGCAGAATTAACAGAATTAACTAAAAAAGCAACTTATCTAGAGGGCCGACTTAAAGAATTGAATTTGCCAAAAGCAGCAAAAGAAGACGTAAAATTAACAGTTCCACAATTACTTGAAGAAAAAGGCGGTAAAGATAAAGCAGCGCGTGATGCAGAGAAAGCGGCAAAATTGGCCAAGGAATTAGCTATGGATTCAGCGCAATACCAAATGCAAATTGATGGTCAAGTATTTAGAAATCAAGTTGATCTTGATAAGTTACGCTATGACCTGCAACGCCAATTGCAGGAAAAACAACTTGATAACTTTGTAAATAAATTTACTGGCGTAGCCAGAGAGCAAGCAGGCATAATACAATCAGCAGTATTAGGCTCAGCGGCATTTGATACACAGATTAAAGAATTAGAAAATAAAATCAAAGAAGCGCAACAAAGATTGCAATCAGGCGCAAGAATGAATCAAGTGCAATCTACTACCGTTAGTGGTGGTAGGGGCAGTGGCGGGTTTCTTGTTGGTAGCACAGGCGGAAGCAGTGGGCCACATTTAGATTTGCGTGGTTCTGACCGTGAAGGCGTAATCAGGGAAGCGGCTGCAATTATAAAAGTATGGCAAAAGCAAGGATTGCCTTATATCGAATTACCAAATGCAAAAATAAATGTCAAAAATATGCTTGATGAATTGAAATTATTACAAGCATTACGTAAAGAACAAATGGCTCATGATGTCACAAGAGGAAGACCTATAGGAAGCAGTGAAAACGCAGTTGATATATCCGTGCCTTCAGGTACTAAGGTGCCTGTGGTTGCTGGTGCGGCTTCCTTGCAGGGCAGAGGTGGATATACCGCAACATCATTAGCAACAGGCAATAGGATGCTGCATGGCTTGCCTCAATCAAAAGCAGGTGGTGGAGGTCTAGCAGGCGGCATACCCGGCGAAAATGTAGATCAAACAAAAGCAGAAATTCAAGGTTTAACACAACAACTTGCACTAATTAAATCGCAAGCAAAATCATTCACAGCGGTAGATTTAACAGGATTTATACTAAAAAGCACATCTGCATTTAGAGAGCAAACTGCGCAATTAGTACATCAAACAGAAGCATTTACACTGCGCAATCGTTTACAGATGGAAGGCGTTAAGCCTGAACTGATAGAAGGTGAATTGAAATTATTAGAAGTAAGGCAACAATTAAATGACAGGTTGCAACCTTTTAACGAACTATTAGCTGCTGGCACTATGACGCAAGTCCAATATGCAGATGCTACTAACGGAATAAAAACGGCAGCAGAAGCCGCTGCGGTTGCAATTCAAACATATACAGCAGCCACCGCCGCGGCCTCGTCACCAATACAGCAATTCATTGGATCTGCTCAAACACAACTAAAAGACCTTGAATCTGTAGCTGTTCGTGTATCGCAAGGCATTGGTGATGCTGTTGGTAATTCATTGACAAAAGGCGTTCAAGGTTTAGTTGAAGGCACAACAACAGCGCAACAGGTATTCGCTGATTTCCTTAAATCTATAGGCGACATTTTAATGCAGGAAGGTACAAAGATGATTGCTACTTATACTGCAATCGCAATAGCAAAATCACTAGCTGGACTGTTCGGTGGTGGAAGCAGTGCTATCGCTGGGGGCAGTACTTATGGTGGTGCAGCCTCAAGTTCTATTTTTAGCGCTGGCACCGGCACAGCTTTTGGGGGCATGAGCATCCCAGGCTTTGCCGAAGGTGGCAACCCACCAGTTGGCAAGGCATCACTGGTCGGCGAGAAAGGCCCTGAGTTATTCGTGCCACGCACTTCGGGTACTATCGTCCCAGCGGATTCT